CGTTCATTAAGCCGTACTATTCAAGAGAAGTCTCAGCCGATGCGAGATGTATCTAAAAATGTACGTGATGATGTAATACTTGCTTTACAGTTAGAAAACCTAGCTAATGTTAAGTCGGTCTACGCACCTAGTGATTCTTTCTACCTACTTACATTACCTGCTACAGTACAGACCTTTTGTTTTGATACACGTACTCAACTAGAGGATGGATCTTTCAGGGTAACACTGTGGAACTCAGCACCTCCAAAAGGTTATCTAGCTATAGGATCAAACCTGTTCTACGCACAAATTGACGGTGTTGCCTCTTATAGTTCTCACAAAGATAACGGCCTACCGTATCTAATGTCATACGCTAGTAACTATTTTGACTTAGGCATGACGGATATTAACAAGATTGTCAAAAGAGTCTCAGCAACTATAGTAGGTATTACAGACCAAACTTTTGCATTGCAAGTTGGCTATGATTATAAGCCAGCACTCTTCTCAGAGTCATTTATATTAGATGCCCGTGCCGTATCTGAGTACAACATATCAGAGTTTAATCAATCTGAATACACTGGTGGGGTATTAGTTAATGATCTATCATCACCAGCACAAGGATCAGGTAACATCCTACAGATAGGCTTTACAGCACAAATTAATGGTAATCCCGTAAGCCTACAAAGACTAACAATATACGCTAAACAAGGTAAGGTACTCTAAATGTCCAATTACGTTAAAACTACAGACTTTGCATCCAAGGATACTCTAGCATCAGGTAATCCTCTTAAGACTATTAAAGGTACTGAGTTTGATGTCGAGTTTAATAATCTAGTCATAGCTTCGGCTACTAAGGCTAACACTGACGCACCTACGTTCACAGGCATACCTTTGGCAGATACGGCTGCTCTAGCTACTAACACTCAACAGTTGGCTACTACGGCCTTTGTAACGGCTGCAGTGGCTGCTGTAGATAATACTGTATTTGTTCTTAAGGCTAATAACCTAAGTGACCTAGTTAACAACAGTACAGCACGTACTAACCTAGGTCTAGCTATAGGCACTGACGTACAGGCTTATGATGCTACCATTTTAGTGGACGCAGACATTGGCGTTAACGTACAAGCCTATGACGCTACTATTTTAGTGGATGCGGACATAGGTGTTAACGTACAAGCCTATGACGCTACTATTTTAGTAGATGCAGACATAGGATCTACTGTACAGGCATACAATGCGGCTATCATGGTTGATGGTGACATTGGTGTTACGGTTCAGGGTTATGATGCTGATACGTCTAAGACAGATGTTGCAGAAACACGCTCCGCTTCTATTAACATGGCTGATAACATTGTGCAGCGTCCCGTAATTAAAGACTACGCTGAGACTAAAGTAGCTATGGCTGCTAATGACGTAGACCTGAGCTTAGGTAATGTACAGACCAAGACTATCTCAGGTGCACAAACCCTTACCTTCTCTAACTCTCCTGCGAGTGGTTCAGCAGGTTCGTTCACATTACTCCTAACTAATGGCGGTAGTGCTACAGTAACGTGGCCTACGTCAGTCGATTGGCCTGTAGGTACAGCACCTACTCTTACAGCAGCAGGCTTAGACATACTTGTTTTCACTACTATTGACGGTGGAACCACATGGTATGGGATCGCTAGTGGCATAGGTATGGCGTAATGACTATTGAAAAGAAGTTACTTGGCACTAACCCTGTTGATGGTGCTGTTACCGTTGAGGATGTGTTTAGTACGTATGTGTATACTGGTAATGGCGATGTTAATACTATCAACAACGGTATTGACCTTTCTGGTGAAGGTGGTCTGGTCTGGTTTAAGGATAGAACTTTCGCAAACGGGGTAGACCACATACTAGTAGACAGTGAGAGAGGTAAGGATTCTTATTTAGGCTCAAACACAACGGACGCTGCAATCGCTAGTACTGATGTATGTGAGTTTAATTCTACAGGCTTTGACTTAACTAATTTTTTATATAATAACGGGAACACGAGATCTTTCGCATCATGGACTTTTCGCAAGGCACGTAAATTCTTTGACGTAGTGACCTATACGGGTACAGATTTGACTAGAACTATTCCACATGCTCTAAATGGGCCTGTAGGCACGATATTCGTAAAGTGTACTAGCACTAACGGAACTAACTGGGTGGTTTATCACAAAAACCTACTTGCTACACAAGAGCTTTATCTAAATCAGGTGTCAGCAAAAAGCAATAATAATAGATTTGGGGTAGCACCTACCGACACAGTATTTACTGTATCAGGCTCAGACCCTGATATAAATGGTAACGGTCTTACTTATGTAGCCTACCTATTCGCTGACAACACAGCCGAAGATGCTGATGAACAGATGATTAAGTGTGGTAGCGTGACAGGTAACTCTTCCGATACACAGGATATTAATCTAGGCTGGGAAGCACAATACGTCTTATATAAATCAACCTCAGTATCAGGGGGTTGGTATATCTGGGATAGTATGAGGGGCTTCTTGGGTGGTGCAAATAATGGTGATGGACATCCTCTTTATGCGGACGCAACCGGCCCAGAATTTAATAATGATGATGCTGGGCTACTACCGACAGGTTTCCAAGTTGCGGATGCTTTTAACACTAACGGGGCAACATACATCTATATAGCTATTCGTGCACCCATGATGAAAGAGCCTAGTGTTGCTACTGATGTGTTTAAGCCAACCTCATACACAGGCGCAGGTGCTGGTACTCAAGTTGATAACGGCTTCCCAGCAGACCTGCAGATTACCAACAACACTGATAGTACAGCAAATGGTAGTAAGGCTGTATTTGACCGACTACGTGGTGGTGGTCGCCGTGATCTACTCACTAATACTACTGCCCCAGAAACTAATGGGCCAAGTTATAACCAAAACTTTAATAAGTACCAAAATATAATAGAGTCTATTGGTAGTAGTGGTTATACCAGCGTAAGTGGAAAACCTTATATCTCTTATGCGTTCAAACGAGCAAAAGGCTTCATGGATTGCGTAGCTTATAATGGTACGGGTGCTAACAGGACTGTGGCACATAGTTTGGGTGTAGTTCCTGAGATGATTTGGGTCAAGTGCAGGTCAACGGGCTATGGCTGGCATGTGTATAGTGAGGCACTAGGTAATACAAAGTATCTGAAACTAGCTGACGGGGATGGTACAAGCACTGCCTCTACTTCATGGAACAATACTAGTCCTACCGCAAGTGTATTCACAGTAGGTACAGGGGCCGAAGTAAATACTAATACAGCAACATATGTAGCCTACCTATTCGCCTCAGTAGCTGGTATCAGTAAAGTAGGCTCATACACAGGTAACGGCACTACACAATTCGTAGACTGTGGTTTCTCAGCAGGAGCTAGGTTCGTTCTTATCAAACGCACAGATGCTACTGGTGATTGGTACGTGTTTGATACAGTTCGTGGTATAACAACTGGTGATGACCCACATTTATCGTTAAACACCACAGCACCGGAAGTCACTAATGACAACGTCTTGCACCCATACAGTGCTGGATTTGCTGCACTTCAATACTCAAACACTAATATTAACGTGTCTACAGCAACTTACATCTTTTACGCAATCGCATAGGACTATCAACTATGAATTACAGAAACAAAACAACTGGAGCTATTAGCACTCAAGGCGAAATTCGCCAAGCTAATAAACATCGTAGCTTCCCACGAGTATGGGATGCAGACGTATGTGAGCTACTGGATATTGAACCAATTCTAGCAGCGCCTAAGCCCACTGCCACTTCACTACAGGCAGTTAATGCTAATGGTGCAGTACAAGATGCCCTAGGCAATTGGGTGGAAGCTTGGTTAGTTGTAGACGCATTTAGCGACACTACAGACGAGAATGGTGTAACAACCTCTAAAGCTGATAACGAAGCAGCCTATGTAGCGTCATTAGATGCTACAGCAGCCGCTAATATAAGGGAACAACGTAATAAAAAACTAGAGGATACAGATTGGGTAGTTCTACGTGCCAAAGAGTTAGGCCAACCAGTACCTTTAGATGTTTATAACTACCGTGGTGACCTCAGACAGCTACCAGAGCAAGAAGGTTTCCCACACAACGTAACATGGCCCGAGGAGGTTTAAGTATGCCTAGTATAGATGATGGTTACGGTAACAAGACAACAAAAAGCTGGACTCAGGCGACAAGGCAGATTCCTAATGATACTGCAGGCACTTCTGGGGGTGGGTCTAATAGCTCTAGCAACTCTAATACAGTAACTTCGGCTACAGGCGCTAACTACCCTACTGGGCACGAATCTAGCAATGCCCTTAGCATGGAAGGTATGATAGCCAACCTAATAGGTGCGTTATCTCCCCTGCCTGCGATTAATGCAGCGGCATTGTGGAATCAGACCAAATTTGGTATGAATGATGCCGTTAAAGAACATTATAATAAACTAGTAGAAAAAAACGGTGTAGGTAAAGATGCAAAAGCTGTGCAGGATATGGTTGATGCAGCTAGGGAAACGTATCATGCAGATAATGACAAAAAGGGTACCCCTACCCGTGGTGATGAAAACGCTGATATTAATAGTACGGGTGCAACACACACTGTAAGTGAAGACGGTACAGTAGTAGAGGACACGCCTGAGACTGTAGCAGCAGAGATGGGCAAGTTAGGTCTAACCAATATTAAAGGCCCTGATGGTCGTCCTACGTGGGCACCTGCTTTACCTACTGAAGGAGGTGCAGTAGATCCTTATGCACCTAAAGACCCTAACGCACCTTACGTTAACCCTAATGCAGTTGTTAGAGATGCGTATGGTATTAAGATGGATCAAGACTTCCTAGGGATGGAGGAGTGGCAACGGAGAGAAGATATAAAGAACGCTGCGCCAACAGATCCTTATGCTCCTTCAGCTTTAGACCCTAATGCAGTTGACCCATATGCTCCTACTGCTTTAAACCCTGATGCAGCTAGAGCTTCCTATGCTCCTCCACTGGCTGTTGCAGCAGATGCTGATGGTATGCTTTTAGGTGCTACTGGTGCTACTACAGGTGCTAATGCTGTTACAGGTGCTAATGCTGTTACAGGTGCTCAAGGTGCTGGTGCTGGTGCTGCTCAAG